AAGCATTAATTGAGAAATACAAAGAAAGGGCAGAGAAAGGTCAGTTGAAATATGGGACTACTCTGGATAGGAACGACCTTGAATTATTAGAATGGGTTAATCACGCACAGGAAGAGGCAATGGATTATTGCTTATATTTAGAAAAGATAAAACAAATGTTATCTAATCCTAAAGCAATAAATATTATTAATGGACATATCAGCAAATGAGTTAACCAAATGGGCAAAGGATTACTCTAAAAAACGAAATTGGAGAGTAACGAGAATGAATAATACACCTATCCACAGAAGGAAAGGAACGATTGAAAAAGGATGGTGCGATTTAATTGGTTATACAGATACAGGAACATTTGTAGGAATAGAAGTTAAAAAGATAGGAGATAGATTAAGTCCAGAACAACAGGACAGAATTAAAGATATTATTAGTTGTGGAGGAAAGGCTTACCTTTGTACTGAAGAAAATGGTAAACCGATTTTAATACAATGGGAAGGAACAAAATTTTAATTGAATTTTGGCAATCTGAAGAGGTTAACAAAGCCTTTAGTAAGATGCACCCTATTGAATTACAAGATGATTTAAAAAGTGAAGTTTTTTTAATATTAGCTGAACTACCAGATGAGAAACTAATTACTCTTTATGATAAAAAAGAATTAAGGTTTTATGTAGTAAGGATAATGTTAAACCTTGTTCAGAATAGTAATAATCAATTTTATAAAAAGTACAGAAATTTTGTTGAATTTAGTGAGAATGAAGTAGCTGAAAACCATCAAGAAGATTTAACTTCAAAAGTACAATCTTCAATACAAGATTTACATTGGTATAAAAAAGAATTGTTGAGGCTTTATACAGAAGAGTTTAATTGTAATGCAAAGGCTTTGAGCAGGGATACAGGCATACCATATATGAGTATTATTAGGACTTTAAATATCACTAAATCAGAATTAAAATCTAAAATTAGAAACAATGATTGAAATTATCACAGGAATTTGCTTTGCGTTTTTCTTTACAGAGATGCACCAATTTCACAAAAAATTAAAGTTAGATTTCAGACCATTTAACTGCGTAAGTTGTTTAGCTGCTTGGACATCATTATTAGTTTATTTTTTACCTGAATATATTAAGATGGCATTAATGGTAATGTTTGTATCTGGAGCAATAGCACCTTTATTTGTTAAACTTTATAATCAAATTTTTTATGGAACAAAATGATAAGGACTTTTTAGAAGCTAATATAAATAATTACCACACCATAAGTCAAGCAGGTTTTGTCAGAAATATTGAACTACCTGTTTTGAATCAATATGAGGTACTATACAGGAAGTATTTGAATCCAACATACATAATGTGTAAATATTGCAAGGATGATATATTTGGGGCATTGGAACGATTATATCAATTTTATTTAGAACTTCCACAAGAAGATGTACAGAATCTTGTACAGAAAAAAAGAGGCAGACCTAAAAAATGAAATATAGCAGTTCATTTTATTATGACCTTGAATTAGGAGAAAAGTCAGAAACTTGGCTGAACGAACTATTTTCAGATGGAAAGAAGATAGAAGTAAAGACAGATTTAATGGCTGATAAAACTAAAAATATTTATATAGAAATTTATTCAAGAGGTAAAAAAAGTGGGTTAACTACAACACAGGCTGAATATTGGATATTCAAGTTAACTAATGTTTCAATAATTATTGCAACAAAAACTTTAAAAGATATTGTTAGGCTTTGTTATAACATCAACGGATATAAAAAAGGAGGAGATAATAATACTTCTTTAGGTGTTTTAGTACCAATTAATTTATTATTTAATGAGAATATTAGCGATAACATCTAAGCATTCTGGAGTTGGATATCATAGGATAATGATGCCATTGGTACATTTGCATAAGGAATACGCAATGGTAACTGATACTATAAGCCACGAAATCATTGATAACAATTATGATATACTTGTAATCAATAGGGTTTTATCAAATATAAGTGTTGAAGCAGTTTGCGAATTGCGAAAACAATATGGGTTCAAATTAGTAGTTGATAATGATGATTTTTGGGAATTAGATACACATCACGTTTTATACGAAACATATAAAGATTTAGGGATAGTTGATAGGATAAAAGGATTTATACAAGAGGCTGACCTTTGTACCTGTACTCACGAAAGGTTAGCAGATGAGATTTATAAACTAAATAAAAATGTACATATTCTACCAAATGCCTTGCCTTATGGAAAGGAGCAGTTTCTGGATAACAAAGTGGAATCAGATAAGGTTAGATTATTTTGGTCTGGTAGTGCAACACACGAACACGATTTAGCTATATTAAAAAACCCAATGAAAAGGCTTTTAGGAATGCCCATAAAAGCAGTTATTGCAGGTTATAATGAAGTAGAGAAACATTTATGGGATAGAATGATTGCTTCCTTTACCTGCTCATTAAAACTTAATCCAACTATTTATAATTATAACGAAGTACATAAATATATGGCTGCCTATGCTGATTCAGATATTAGCCTTATTCCTTTACTTGAAACAAAGTTTACAGGGATGAAATCAAATCTGAAAGTATTAGAAACGGCAACCAAAAAGAATCCCGCAATCGTAAGCCACGTTAATCCATATTTAAATTTACCTGTACATTATGTCAAAAAGCAATCTGATTGGTTTAAGCACATTAACGATTTGGTAAATGATGAACAGATGCGTAAAGAATCTGGAGAGCAGTTATTTGAGTATTGCAATAAGCATTTTAATTTTGATGTGATAAATACCAAAAGAAAAGACATTTATCAACAAATACTCTAATTGTGCCTGTAATAAAATGTTCAAATGGAAATTATCGGATTGGTTCAGGGGCTTGTATATATGATTCAGAGGATAAAGCAACTAAGGTTTGGCAGGCAATTTTAGCTTCAGGAAAATACAAAGCAGATGCAAATAAAGTATCTTATGATTATGATGATACTTTAAGCACAGAAAGAGGGCAAAAACAGGCTATTAAAGACATAAAAGCAGGTAAACAGGTTTATATCATTACACGCAGGTCAAAGAGCCAAGAAGTGCTTAATATGGCTAAAAAATTAGGTATTCCTGAAAGCAGAGTAATTTTTACCAATGGTTCTTTAAAATGGTCAGCAGTTGCACATTACGGAATTGGTACGCATTATGATAATAATTCCAATGAAGTAGAACAAATTAATAAACGTACAGATACAAAAGGAGTAAAGTTTGCTTTTGCTGATTCATATAATGACTATCCAGAAGCAGCAGTAAATAATGCAAAAAGAGCATTAAAATGGGTTGCAGTAAATGGTTGGGGAACTTGTGGAGAAGCTACAGGTAAACAAAGAGCAAATCAAATAGCTAATAAAGAAAATATTACCAGAGATACCATTGCAAGAATGGCATCATTCAAAAGACATCAACAAAATAAAGATGTACCATATTCTGAAGGATGTGGAGGTTTAATGTGGGATGCTTGGGGTGGGGATGCAGGTATTGAATGGGCAAGTAGAAAACTTAAAGAAATTGATAATGGATAATAAAAGCATTGGGATGTGTTTAACAACCCTAATTTTAAAGTTATTTGCAGATGTAAGTACAAACGATGTAGCTATGTATGTGGCAATAGTAGCAGGAATAACAACAATAGTTTATAATATTTATAAGATATTTCACGAATTTAAAAAATGAAGCAATTTTTCACAGAAGCCAATGAAAGGCTTTCAATGAAAAGATTATGCGGATTTATTGCTACAATTTCACTTTGTGGTAAATTAATTCATACTCCAAATGATGCTTTAGTTTATTCAGTTTGTGGGATAGCAATGGCTGCTTTAGGATTAACAACTGCAGAAAAAATATTTAAAAAAGATGAAGATAAGTGAACACCTTGATTTAGCAGAACTTATCAGAAGTGAATCTGCAAAGAGATTAGGAATATCAAATATGCCAACTCCAGAGCATATTGAAAACTTAAAGCAGTTAGCAGAGCATATTTTTGAGCCGATTAGAAATCATTTTGGCTCACCAATTTATATTAGTTCAGGATATAGAAGTCAGGCTTTAAATGCTTCGATTGGTGGTGCATTAAATAGCCAACATAATAGGGGTATGGCTATTGATATTGATATGGATGGCACAGATATAAAAAATAGTGCTATCTTTGAGTATGCAAAAACTTTACCATTTGACCAACTTATTTGGGAGTTCGGAACAAAAGAAAATCCTGATTGGGTGCATATAAGTTATTCTCCATTAAACAGAAAACAAATACTTTATGCAACAAAAGAACACGGAAAAACCATTTACAACAAAGGCTAATCTTTGTGCTGAATACAGGGAAAAGTATGGATGGGAAATGCCAACTTTGAAACTTGCAAGAATTGTTTATAATGATAATAAGTTATTATTTACAAATGTTGAAAGAGTAAGGGATATATTGCGAGGAATTGAAGGTAAAAGAGGCAAGAGCAACAGAAGAATAATAAAGCAAGTAGAGAACAGACCATTAAACCCATATAACCTTCCATCAAGTGATGAAACTATTTACGAGCCTTTTAAGATTAATGCACAAAGGTTGCTTGTATTGTCTGACATACATATCCCTTACCATTCTGTTAATTCGCTTACGATTGCGTTCGATTGGGCGAAAAAACAAAAACCAGATGCCATTCTTCTAAATGGAGATACTTTAGATTTCTTCGGATTAAGCAGATATGCCAAAGACCCAAAGAAAAGGAGTTTTAGTTCAGAGTTGGAATCATTCAAAGATTTCATTACTATATTGAAAAAAACTTTTGATGCAAAGATTTATTTTAAGATTGGCAATCACGAAGAACGATATGAGCATTATCTTTGGATGAAAGCAGGAGAGTTGGCAGGGATAGATGATTTTGAGTTAGGGAATATAATAAAGGCAAGGGCAGAAGGAATTGAGATAATAGCGGACAAAAGGATTATGAAGGCAGGGGAATTAAATATAATTCACGGACACGAATACTTTGGCTCATTTAGTCCCGTAAACATTGCCAGAGGTTTATTTACAAAAGGTAAAGTAAGTGCTATGCAAGGACACAACCATCAAACAAGTGAACACACTGAAGCAGATATGAATGGTAAGATTACAACTACTTGGAGTGTAGGTTGTTTATCAGAATTACACCCTATGTATATGCCATTAAATAAATGGAATCACGGATTTGCATTTATTGAAATAGATGGAGATGATTTTCAAGTTCAAAATAAAAGAATATATAAAGGTAAAGTTTTATGATTCCAAAAAAAGTAAACAAAATGACATTAGAGCAACAAGAAGCATTTTTATTAGAAAGGCTTATGGACTTACAAAACAAAGAACAGGTGTACAGAAGGGCATTGGCACAGGTGCGAGGAAAAACAAAGATTGAAGTAAGTGAAATAGAAAGGATGGACTTATTAGAATTAAAAGGTGGAGATTAAAGTTATATATAAAAAGTTAGGCAAAGAGAAGGTTTGGGGTTTAGCAGATTCCACAGGCATAGTATATTTAGATAGCAGATTAAAAGGAAAGAAACATTTGGAGATACTTATTCACGAAACATTGCATCTATTATATCCAGAAGCAGAAGAGGATGAAATTGTAAACAAAAGCATATCTTTGTGTAACATAATTTGGAAGCAGAGGTATAGAAGAATTGAGGATGATAAAAAAGAGCCTTTGCAAGATGGAACGTTATGAAGAAACACACAAAGTTATATTTAGATTATTTTGGTTATGTTAAAGATGATTTTATGTGTTGTGAACTCTGTGGTGCAAGAATGGTGGACATTCATCATATTGATTGCAGGGGTATGGGTAGCAGCAAGAATAAAGATGAAATCAAAAATTTAATGGGTTTGTGTAGGTCTTGTCATATTGAATATGGAGACAAAAAGCAACATATAGAATTTTTGAAGATGAAGCATTTAAATTTTATAAATGATAACGGACAAAGAATTTCTTAAGGCAGAGTTAGAGATGGGAATCAGTTTTGATAATCCTATGTTTAAATCATTGGCATTCAATACTGCTCAACAGGTATTAGGATTAGGTAAATCCGTTTTAGATTATGGAGCAGGTACAGGAGTTTATGCAGACGCTTTTCATCAAGCAGGATTTAATGTATCAATATGGGAAAAATTTGATGCACATAAAGAATACATAACCCAAAATGCACCACATTTGAGTATAATAGATAAACCTATCACTACTGATATAATGGCATTTATAGAGGTTGCAGAACATATGACAGATAAACAATTAAATTCTTTATTTAAAAAGATTAAACCTAACTATATCTTATTTAGTTCAACAAGCCAGAGAATACCTGAATGGGATGAATCTTGGGGGCATATAAATATTAAAGAGCAAGAAGAGTGGGATGTATTCTTTGCAGAGAAGGGATATCATATACATAAACATATTACTGCACCAACAGATTATTCTAAAATATACAAATATGATAATTGAAACTAATATTAATGAAATAAAAGCTAATCCTAACAATCCAAGAATTATTAAAGATGACAAGTTTAAGAAACTTGTAAAATCCATTCAGGAGTTCCCAGAGATGCTAAAATTAAGACCTATCGTAGTAAATGATGATATGGTAGTATTGGGTGGTAATATGCGTTTAAAGGCTTGTAAAGAAACAGGGTTAAAGACAATACCTATTATAAAGGCAAGTTTATTAACAGAACAACAACAGAAGGAATTTATCGTTAAAGATAACGTAGGATATGGAGAATGGGATTGGGATGACCTTGCGAATAATTGGGATGCAGAGCAGTTAACAGATTGGGGATTAGACATACCAAACTTTTAAGCAGAGGTGTTGGAAGCAGAAGAGGATGATTTTGCAGTACCTGATGGGGGAATAGAAACGGATATTGTTTTAGGGGATTTGTTTGAGATAGGAGAACACAGGTTGCTTTGTGGAGATAGTACGGATAGTGATTCAGTTGCAAAGTTAATGAATGGGCAAAAGGCTGATATGGTATTTACAGACCCTCCTTATGGAATGTTTTTAAATGCAGATTATTCTGATATGGATAGTAAGTTTAAAGGAAGTAAAGGTGGCAATAAGTATGATAATATAATTGGTGATAATGAAGATTTTAAACCCGAATTAGTAAATACTATCTTTTCAATTTTTAATGATGTAAAAGAAATATTTATTTGGGGTGCAGATTATTTTGCAGAATTATTGCCTAATAAAAATGAAGGAAGTTGGGTAGTATGGGATAAAAGAGCAAATGGCAATGATGA